CAGATGTATTTAACGGCGTTACCCAGGTGGAAACTCAGTCCTTGGTCTCGGATGAAATCCCAAACTTGGATAGAACCTCGTCGATAGTAGTCGGGTCCAGTTGAGTTGGTTTTGGCCAATTTTTTAAGAGGTTAGTGAGTGAGTTGGAGAGGACAAAATTTTGCTTTTGGAGAGCAAGGAAGACAGTAATGATGTCCTCCTTAGCACTCCCCTCATTCTTGAGAGCGTCCTCAATTTGACGCATCTTGAACTGTTGCTCAAGAGTGAGTTCAACAATCGGGGGAGGGGGTCCATAGTTTGACGGACTCGGTAGCGAAGTCATAATCGGTACATTGGAGAATCTTTGCAAGTTGTGCATTTCTGAGAGCAGTAGATTCGTCAAGTCCTTTTGACTCAAATGCTTTAACGATTGATCCCCACGTGTAGCCGTTCTCTTCGAAGAAGGCTTCTGCACGTTTGACCCCGAATCCAGGAACTCCGCTATATCCATCAGTTTGGTCACCAGCCAGCGTCTGAACGTAGTGCCAACGCTCACCTTCTTCTTTGGTAATGGTGACAACTCCATCAGAAAAATCATACAGGTCTCCAGGTATCTGTCGCATGTCTTTGTCGGGACTGCAGATAATGTGTCCCTGTTCTTTAGTAGCGTAGATGCCCATAGCATCATCAGCTTCTAGCTCAGGCATCACAACAACGTTGTACTCTTCCTTGAGCTTGTTGATGACCCGTCGATACCCGCACGGTTTCTTGCGGTTTCGATGTCCTTTATACGCTGGGTCAATGCGCTTACGAAAATTGATACTATCAGTAAAAAACAAAATAGAATCGTCGAAACATCCAAGATCATTTGAAATCTTGAATAGTTCTCGTTCGACCATTTTGTAGGCGTCGGTGAATCGTGACTGGACAAGTATAACCTCGTCTCCCCAGTCCACGTCGTATTCGCAGGCAGTGCAGGACTTGTAAACGATGTAGTCGCAATCAATTAGTGCACTCACTTACCTTGCCCCCGCCGGAGCTTGCGCCCGTGCGAAGGAAGACTGCGTTTGCCGTTGCCTTGACGGGTGTGTTTGTACTTGGCGCGTGATATAAATTTAACACGACCAAGAGATGTTTTTGATTTAGCGGGCATTAGTGTACTTCACTCCAGTTATCGCCTTGCTGGGCTTCAGCTGCGATTGGGATTCTAAGATTGTAGTAGCGTCCAGCTTCCTCAGCTGAGCGTACCAGGGATGTTCGTAGTGCATCCACGTGTTGTGGGTCGCACTCGAATTGGATTTCGTCATGAACAAATGCTAGTTGTGAGCAGCAAAGCTCACGTGTGTTGTCGTGGTTGATCAGGAGCCAGCGTTTAGCTAGTACTCCGGCAGATCCTTGTAAGAGGTAGTTAAGGGCTTTGTGGGCACCATCAACAGAGCAGCGGCGACCGTCACACAAGTTGATGAAACCAGATTCCGCTTTGGACTTAACCGCAGTAACCAGTTTCTCAAGTCCTGGTACTGCATCCATGTAAGCCTGGCGGATCTCTTTGCCCTTCTTCTTTGCCTGGGATTCAGTAAGTTGAGCATCGTAACTCTTTCCTAGTTTAGCATCCCCTGCCCCATAGAGGAAGGCATAAGTGACTGTTTTGACAGCCCTTCTGGAGATACCAATTTTGTCGGCATTTTCTTGGTGAATGTCTCCGTGAAGGAGGACATCTGCGTAGCGACCTTCGTCATAGCGAGCAAGGTAGTGAGCGAGCATCCTAAGCTCAATGCCGCTAAGATCAGCGCCAACCATGATTTGACCTGGGCTCGCTTTAAAGAGCCTTCTAAATTCTGCATCACTTGGTACTTGTGCGAGGTTTGGACGACGGTGTGCGCATCTAAAAGTGTTAGTTGCAACGGAGCAATGGTGGTGTATTCGATTGTTAGTTACAAGTTTGAGCCAAGCATTGTCGCCTTCGCTGAGCATACCGAGCATCTTGGTAAGAGTCAAGATACGCAGGAACATGTCAGACGCTTCAGTGCCTATGTCCTTGAGGATAGGCTCGTCAATGATTGGTTTACCTGTTGCAGTCAGTTGGGTAGGTTTCCAACCGTGATGGGTTTGTAGGATCCACGCAATGTGATCACGTGAAGATGGATTGAGTTCTTTAAGGCGCGTGAATGTGGCACCAGCTACATATCCTTGTGTTTTGTTAGGTCGCTTAGGAGTAAACTCCGATCCCTTAACGAAAGGATACCTGTTTCGTAGTATCTCACAAGTTTGTTCAAGCTCTCTTTGGAGAGTAGATGTAAGTTGCCATGCAGCAGGCTCATCAAAGTACCATCCATGTAACTCCTGTTGAGTAAGTATTTCTGCTACCTTGTGCTCTAACGTGAGCCAGTCAGGTAGGGGTGGAAGTGCTTGCATAGTTTTGTAGTCACTTTAACGTCTTGGACACAATAGTCCTGCATCTCTTGTGACCAGTCTTTCCAGTTTGTCTCTTTACTAAATGTACCTTTTGCTTCGTTTAACCTGTAGCCGTAGGCTTCCAGACTGTGACGACCGTAGAGTTGCATAGGCATACCCTTCCAGTTACGTCGAGCATCTAAGTTGTACAAGTCAGCATGATACATGCGGGACAACACTAGTGTATCAACAATCTCACCCCTTGGCTTAAACCAAGGATAAAGCTTTTTGATAGCCGGTATGTCATAACCTATGATGTTATGTCCGACAATCTTGTCGGCTTCTTCGAGCCTGGAGATACCACGGACAACAGGTTCTGAATTACCTGTGTCATTGTAACAAAGGGTTTGGTCAGCTTCGACATCGTAGATGACCAGACAATGAATGCAGGAGAGATCATACAGCAAGCCGTTTGTCTCAATATCAAAAATCAGGGTAGTAGTCATTGCTTGTTTGAAGCAGCACCCTTCCATCGATACGTTTTATCAACGAACTGCGCTTTTGCAACTGCTTCAGGGGTGGGAGGGTTGGGAGGGTGAGGCAACCAAGGGTGCTCAATCTCGGATTCAGAAACCGACATGTCTTGCAGGTATTCAGAAATCAGTGGTTGGATCAAAGTCTGCTTCGGGTTTAGTTTCATTGAATTTACAGGTGGCTAGATCATAACTCAGATTACACGCGACACCAACTTCGCCAGAATAGCGATTCTTAAGGACTCGCACTGTTGTATCAGACTGTTTGCCTGTGCTCTGTTGATCTCGTTCGAGCGCAATGCATCCGTCAGAGAGTTGTGCAATTGACGCGCTTCCTCTAAGCTGTCCAAGTGTAACACGTGCTCCTTCCTCGTGGTTAGTATCAGTAGATGTTCGCCTGAGGTGGGAGACGAGGAACATTGCGATTCCTGTCCGTTCAACAAGAGACCGCAGTTTAGTCATGGTTGTGTCGATCATTCGACGTTCGTCACCTTCTAAACCTGAAAGCAGGATAGACAGGTGATCAAGAAAAATAACTCTCGCATCAAGACCTGTAGCGAGATATTCTATTCGGTTATAGATGAGGTCAGGATCAAAAGAACCAAAGCCGTCAAACAGAAAAAGATTCCAATTAGCAAGGGTGTCATCGTAGGCTTTAGTTAGCGTTTCCCGATCGTGTTCGCCAAGGTGCAGGGATTTACCTACAGCAGCAGACATCAGTCCGAGAGCTGTACGACGGTTGGACTCTTCAAGTGCCAGGTAACCGACCCGTTCGCCTTTACGTAACAGGTCAGTTGCGATGTGACGACAAAAGGAACTTTTTCCGATTCCACTTCCTGCAGTAATCGTAACAAGCTCTCCATACCTGATCCCGTGTAACTTGTTTTGCAGTCCTTGAAATGGATAGTCATGATCAGCAGGAGGTGATGGTGTAGTTACTAATTCAAGCAGGGACTTACCATCGACAATACCATCAGGACGGTATGGTGTGGCGTTCCAGATAGCCTCACGAATCAGTTGCGAATCGTTTGCCTGTAGCGCGTCTGAAGCATCCTTATGTACCTCCAGTCGTGCAATCTTCGTCTTCCCAGGTGGCAGGACGCTTGCTGCATCCTCCGCCG